CCCAAAAGACGACCCACTACCAAGCCCTACTCAAAGAGTTACGTGCAGAGGCGGCGCGAGGCTCTACAGGCGTGTTTTTTGGTGGTGGGTCCATCGCTGGCAAAGAGTCAATCCGCAACAACTCAGACGCACCACTGGCACCGTTCAGGCTCGACCAGTTCAAGAACAACGAGGACTGAGATGGCGGCTGACTTTGAGGCAAAGATGGACACGAGCAGCATTGAGGCTTTTGCTCGTGGCTTCGTTGAGAAGTACGGTGAAGGCGTCACCAATGCTCTCATCGAATCGTCTCAGGTCATGGTGCGCCAGCTCCAAGACAGCACTAGACGATTACTCGAGAAGGGACCGCACACCGGTCGCTTGAGAGGCTCTTGGAAAGCTGGCGGTGTTTACTTTGCCGATTCCGATGAAGCTTCGGTTGATGTCTTCAGTGGTTTACCTTATGCACTGATACACGATCGCGGCGGTGTGATTAAGCCAACCAGAGCCAAAGCCCTCGCAATCCCAAACCATGACAACACCGACTTCTTTGGTGGTAGCAATCGAGACTTTCCAAGCCCTCGAGACTTGCCAGCAGATAAGAATCGACTTCTTTGGCTCGACAAGAAGACCGGCACGCTCAAAGACGACAAGGGCCAGGTTGCTTACTTCTTACGCCGTAGCGTGCGGATGCCTCCAAAGTATTACATCGGCGCAGCAGTCAAGGAAGCATTGCCCGAGATTCATGAGATCTTTGACGGTCTGGTTGAAGACGCCATCGAGGAAGGTGCCGAATAATGGCAACGCCAGCCCGCAAGCTCATCTTGAGCAATCTTCAAACGACCTTCGAGAGCATCACCGTCGCCAATGGGTACAAGACCACGGTGGTCAAAGTGCAGGCGCTCGCTCGTGGCTATGCTGACGTCAAGACTGGTGAGCGGCCATTCATTGGCTACGTACCGCAAGCTGAACAAGTCGAGTATCAGCCATTCAACCGCATCAGATGCACGCTCAACGTCAGCGTCATCGGTCACGTTAGCGGCAACAGTCAGAGCGACCGAAGCACCAAGCTCAACGATCTCATCGACGACTTGATTGCGGCGCTTAATGCTGACCCTACACGCGGCACCAACGCAATCAATACCAAGCTCGTGCAGTTCGAGACCGATGAGGGTGACCCCGATGCGCGGGGTGATGGCTCGGTTTTGGCACAGGTTCAAATTCAATACGAACGCTCGGTAAGCTCGAGCTAAGGAGGACACAATGGGAGTCTCACAACTACACGCGCTTGGGCGCAATCGTAAGTTCTACGTCAACGAAGAAACCACCTACATCGACAGCGAGAACGTCGCCACCGCATTTGTTAAGCCAGCAGGCACCGATGCGGCGGTGGTTCTCAATGCGAGCTTCACACCAGCACAAGAGCGCAAGGTGCGCGATGATGCGCGTGCGAGTCGCTCAGCACTCGAGCAAATCACCGGCAAGAAGTCGGCAACGTGGTCAGTTGAGTCTTACGTGCTGCCAAGTGGTACCGCTGGCACAGCTCCAGACCTTGGACCGCTCTTCAAAGGTGCGATGGGTACTGAGACCGTCAGCGGTGGCACTCGTGTCACCTACTCACTCAATACCAACCAAGACCTTGGCAGCTTCAGCTTGACGCAGTTCTTCAATGAGACGTTTATGGAGACGCTCACTGGCTGCTACGTCAACTCGATGACCATCAGCGTCGCAGGCGGTGAAGAGCCCAAGGTGACCTTCGAGGGTGAGAGCTCAGGTCTTTACATCCCGACGACCACAAGCCCAAGCGCGGCGCAGCTCGCAGCGGGTGAGTCAACTGCAACCGTCGATGGTTCAGGCACCGGAACATCTTTCGATGTCCATGCTGGCGAGGGCGAGAACTTCAAGCCAGGCTCGGTCATCTCGGTCGCCACTGATACTGACCTAGTAGTCACCGCAGTCAGCAATGACACCATCACCGTTGATAGTTCTATCACCTTCGCCGATGACGATGAGGTCAAGCCCTTCGCACCGACTGAGACCGTGGCAGGCTCACCGATTGCGGGCATCTTGGGCTCTCTGACCTTGGCGGGTAACTCGCTACCAATCACGTCTTTTGAAGTCACGGTTGCGAACAACAACAAGGGCATCGCTGATGAGGCTTTTGTTGCGGGTACGAGTGACTACGTGCCTGGCTTCCGTGATGTCACTGGCTCGCTCTCTATTCGGTGCCGTCGTGACCTAGCGATTGAGATTGGCAAGCGGCTAGACTTTGGCACTCAAGCTATCGTTGTCACTTGTGGTGATACCGCTGGCAAGAAGCTCATCGTTGAAATAGATGACGCAGAGTTTGAAGTTGCGGCGGTGGATACACCGCAGAGCGATGAGGTAGTGGTGCCAATGACATTCCGAGCCCTAGCGACCAGCGCGGGCGAAGATGAGATTGTCATCAAGTTCGAGTAATACAAACAAGGGGATCAAACATGGACATCAAGCAAGAAGACGTGCGGCGCTACGTGCCGCAATGGGACAACAACCGAGACCGTGATGAAGGTGAGCAGATTGTGCTTCACTTGGCACCAATGACTGGCGGAGAGCTTCGGGCGGTGCATCGCTCAGCAATCAAGAGCGATGGCAAGGTTGACGTCCACAAGGCACAAGCATCAATTGAGCGCATCATCAAGACGAGGGTGGTGCGTGCTGAGCGGTGTTTGGATATTCTCGACCGTGAGATTGGTGATGGTGAGCAGCTTTGGGAGCGTGCTGAGCAGGCGCTCATCGATGAAGCTTATGCAGCCATCACCGAGATCTCAACGTTGAGGTCTGGGCTAAAAAAAGACTAAGGCTTGGCGCTCGCTTCTTAGCGAGCGGGCACCAAGCCCTCAATTGGGGATGCTCACAATGCAAGGGCGAGGACTATGCCGAGGGTGACCAGTTCAGAGCAGCAAGAGGCTGCGAGAAGCCAAACGAGTCGCTTGGTTTCGAGTTCGCTCCTAGCCTTCGCCGGTGTCCTTGGTCTCAGCTTGATGCTGAAGTCAACCTCTTGCTCGGTTGGTTCCGCGAGTGGAAAGCCTACGGTGTCCTACCCTACGGTGAGACAAATCTGCTTGATGAGCCCGCGTTTGTGTTTGAAGCAATCGACACCATCAACACCGAGATTGATGGCATGAAGATAGAGCGTCAAAAGCAGGCTCAGGCCGAGCATGATGCAGCAATGAAGAAAGCGAGGCGTAGGTAATGGCTCAGTATGATGTACCAGTCACCATCACCGCCACCGATAAAGCCAGTGGCCCGCTTGCTAAGATTGCCAAAGCAGCCAAGGGTGCTCAATCGGTGGTCGCCAAGTTCGGTGCGGTTGGTGGTGCAGCTCTTCGAGGGTTTGCCGTTGCCACCACTGGTCTCAATCAAGGTCTCGAGCTCTTCAAGAAAGGCGTTGAGGTCTTCAGGGCGTTTACTGACAAGTCCCGCGAGTACCGCGATGAGAATGACAAGCTCATAAAGAGCTTCGATGAGAGCAACAACCTCATTGGGTCACTCGCTGCTCGTGTTGGCGACGTGCTCATCAATGCCTTCAATGCTGCAATCAAGGCAATGACGCCATTGATTAAGAGCTTCAGAACCTTCCTAGTCACCAATCAAAAGCTGATTGGCCTTAAGCTCATCGAGTACTTCCGAGATTTTGCTTTGTTGATGACCACCGGTGTCGCCAAGTCAATCGTCGGTGTCACTCGTATCGTGACCTTTTTTGCGCTTGCATGGGAAGCGGTGAAGCTAGCAGTCAATAAGAGCTTTCAATTGCTCTTAAATGGCGTTGGCATGATCATCGAGGGCTACGCTAACATCGCTTCTTACATCCCTGGCGTGGGTGAGAAGATCTCTAAGGGCATGATGAAGGCAGCAGAGGGCGCAAGAGCGCTCGGTGCTGAGTTTGCTGAGTCAGGTGAGACGGCCAAAAAAGAGATTGAGTCACTACTCACCGAGCAAGAGTTACTCGAGCAACAGATTGGCAAGGTTGAAAAGACAATCAAGAACGGCATCGGCAAGGTTGCAGTTGCAGCCATGAGCGGTTTGACCGATGCGAGTGCTGGATCTAACGAGAAGCTTGGAGAGACTGCCGAGAAAGCTGGTGAGGCGGCTAAGGAAGTCAAAAAATTAAACGAAGAAGTAAGCAAGACAGATGACGAGACCAAAGAGCTAGAAGGCAATGTCACCACTGTCGTCGATGCGTTCAAAGCGGCAGTGGTTGAGGCTAATAACTTTGGTCAGGCTCTTGTTAGTGGCACCATTGAAGCCGTTAAACAGTCAATCAACATCTACATTGACGGCATACGTAAACAGGTTATCGCTGATGCGGTTGCGTCCTTTACTGGAGCAGCCAAGGGTGCCGCTCCATTGGGGCCGATTGCGATGAGCTTAGCAGGTGCGGCAGCTCTATCGATGGTCATGGGTATGGTGGATCTAATCCCTGCGAAGTTCGCCCAAGGTGGTATGGTGCGCGGTGGTGTCCAGGGTCAAGACTCGGTGCCCGCTCTCTTGATGCCTGGCGAGTACGTCATGAACGTCAACCAGGTCGAAGCAATGCGGCAGATGTTCAGCAATATGGACGGGGTGAACAGCTCAGGAAGGTTCGCCAACGGTGGCACCGTTGGGCCAGCTCCATCGCTTGGAGGCGTCAACATCACGATCAAATCAGATGCGCTACCAAATAGAGCCGAGGTGACTAAGTACGTTAGAAACTCAATCGTGCCAGCACTTCGTGATCTTCGAGCGCAGGGAGTACGAGTATGAGCGTATCACTGGCAGACATGGCGACATGGGAGCAAACCGCATACGACGCTGACAAGCCGATGATGGTGGCAACCAACAACTCGGACAAGATCACCAAAGCATCAAGTGGTTGGTTTGATGCGTATAATGGCGCGACTGATGACACTGATGAGAGCGTGATAAGCAATGCCCGTGTGAGAGCCTATGACCGCATTGGAGCGCTCACGGTAGCATCAGACACCGCACGCACGTCGCCAGCATTCCGCTTTGCCTTTGGCTCTGATGTCACTTTTGACACGGTGGTAATCATGGGCCACAACTTCGGCGATGTTACCAACAGCGGCTCAGATATCACCGTTGATTTAGTCGCTACCGGTGCAGCGACTACCACAACAATCTCGGACACCATCACGGTTGCATCAGGTGACAACTCGCGGCTTGTCTTCACCTTCCTCTATGACACCAGCGGCGCAAAGCCGAGCCATCCGCAGCGCGTGACACTTGGCACCAGCAATCGCAAACTCAACATCAGGTTGCAAAACGTGAGCGGGTCCACCAGCACCAAGCCCGCCATCGGTGAAGTATGGGTTGGCCAGCGTCGTCAGCTTATGCACAATCCCAACTTGCCCTTCGATGACAAAAGTGAGACCGGGCTTGTCAGTGACTTCGCAAGCAAGAGCGGATTGACTCAACGCTATACTTCCCACCGAGGCAAAGCGCTCAGAACCATCAGCAAGAGCGTCACCGACTCCAACGAGCTGGCAGCGATTGAGGCGGCTTTTGATGACTCTGATGACTTCACCAAGCCAATCGTCTGGATTGAGAACCCATCCAATGCTTCACCCGATGCTTACTTGATGCTCGCAGAGTCGCCAACGTTATCGCTGCCACTACAAGGACCGATTGAGCGCGTCTTTGGCACGTCACTCATTGAGCAGCCACCATTTAAGAGCTCAGGAACTTAAGCCAATGGTCTTGTCACTCTCTGCTTCGTTTCGAGATGCTGCAACGCAGGGCGGTCAGACGCCGGTGCTGGTCGTTGACTTCGATCTTGATGCCAATCCTATCGGCACATACCGCATCCACAACTTCGGCGGCATGTTGAGCGGCTTGAGTGAGTCTAACAACGCGATCTTGAGCAGCGTAACCAATCTTTCTCACACTGTTGACCCTATCACTCGTGAAGTGCGCCAGGGTGAGATGTCTTTGGAGATAGTCGATGAGGGCACAATCAGAGCTTGGGCCAATGCTCATAAGTTCTTTGACAAGCGCATTTACATCAAGCTTGGCTTTGATGGTATGGCCATCGGTGACTACCTCACCATCTTTGTTGGTCGTGTTGTTGAGATGCTGCCAGGCTTTGGCAAAATCGTCTTAAAGCTCAAAGATGACACATCTTTGACGGGCAGACGTAAGTTCGGTGGTCAGTACATCAACAAGCATCCGCTCGAGGTAATCAAGCAGCTCATCGAGTACGGTGCTAGCACCACAAGCGTCACAGCTTCAGACTTCGATCCAGCCAATTACACAAGCACGATCTCACACTACGCGATGACTGATGTCAAAACGCGCACTGAAAAGGAATACTTTCAGAGCCGAGCTGACCACCATGAGCAAACTGGTGAAGGTGGGCTCACCCCCGTCGGTGGTATGCTTTATGGTCGCAATGCTGATGTTGGTGGCTTGGCTCCATCACTCGAAGAGCCGCTTGTGCAGGTGCTTCCTCTAGTCAATGAAATCGCCATGTTCCTCGGCGCGACCATCTACGTTGATGAGTCGGGCTCGGTGCGGTGCAAAGTGTACGACTCTGGCGCTTCATCAGTCAGAACGCTCACCGCTGACGATTATGATGAGATGAATCAAGTCAATGCTTACGGTGGGATGGTCAACCGAGTCGTTGTTGAGATTGGACAATCAGAGCAAGGTGCGGTGTTTATCCGTGAGGACGCCACCAGCAAGGCGGCATTCGGTGAGTTTGAGCTTAAGGTCAAGTGTAGCAACCTCGCATCGGTGGCTTATGAGACCAAAAAATTCTCACTCACCAGCGTCAGCCCGGTGACTTACGATGTCTTTGCTGATGGTGGCTCAATCAGTGGCTTCGCAGGCACTAGAGGCACGGTGGCAAGGGTCACGTCTCCAACAGATGGCTTCTTACATACCGCAGCCACTGGTGCGACTCTATCAGTATCACGGCCAGGTTACTTCTTAATCATTCCTCTTGAGACCGCCAATCACTTTTACTTTGGCAAAGCAACGTCACTCACTATCAACTACGAGTCGCCCGGCGTAATGGCTCATACAGCATATTACCAACAGCGCGATGATGATGGCGATTACGTCTCAGGCAGCAGCGTCAAGACTCTCAACAGCGTCAACTTCTCGATGGAGGAGCTCCATAGCAATCAATTCGAGTCTCAAGATATCGAAGATCCAGACCGAGCCAATGCCTTGGAAATTATCGATGTAACCATCGTGCGCAACTGGGCAGACAGCATCCTGACTCGGTTCGCCAATGGCTCAATTGAGGTCGAGTTTAGAACGTCTCTGCGTCATATAGATTTGGAGCTGGGCGATATAATCGAGATTGATACTGACAACCTGTTGCTCGATGGTGCTGACTTCAATGATTCGTCTGTTTCAATCACTGCGAAGTTCGAGATCGTGGGCAAGGAGCTCGACATCACGAGCGACGTGCCAAGCGTCAAGTTTGTCGCTTGTCAGTCTTCCATCTCAACAACGCCATCACTCTCAATTGATGATGTAATCAACCGCCCAACGGTCACGGCAACGCCGATTGGTCTGCGACCAGGCTTGTCACCGATAGGTGTGGGCTCAATCATGCAAGGTATGGATGTCTCGGTGGCTTCTGGTCTTGATTTAAACATCAGCCCAGGCGTCTTAATCAGAGGCGATGGACGGATTATGTCCAGAGCAGCCTATGAGGGCGTAGGCGTGCCAGATGATATCGAGGTTGACCTTGGTATTGATGCAAGCAATGGCGCTTGTGTAGTGGCTCAGAGAAGCGCCACAAGTACATCTAGGGTCAAGACCATCCGCTTGATCGAGGCATCGAGCGGCGCGATTGCGAGCAACATAGACCGCAGGGTGCTCGGTGGTGCTATAGGGCCAAAGAACTTGAGCCCAACTTTGAGAGATGGCTTCAATCTCTTGCGTAACGGTGGCTTTGAGTCATGGACCCATGGCGATGCGTTCTTGCCTGATACCTGGGCGATGGTGGCTGGTGACTGGAACACCGATGCCAAGCGTTCGGAGACTCAAGCTGAAGGTCTGTACTCGGTGGCTCTACAGATAACGACGGCAAATGTAGGCTTGACCTCTGAGTACATCCCAGTACGCGAGGGCGAGGTCTACTTGATCTCTGCATCGATGAAGGCAGCGGCAGCGGGTAATACCTCAAGAATCGTTGTGAAGTTCTTCAGCGCAGGAAAGTCAACCATCTCAACCGTCACGGTTCAGAGCGCAGCAATCACAACATCGTGGGCGAGAATCGGTGGAGCAGTGGCAGCACCAACGAACGCTCGCTATGCTACGGTTATTGTCGAGCGCACCGCAGGGACTAAGCTTCAGTACATCGATGACGTAAAGATGGAGATGGGCTCGCCGAAGTTTAATGCATATCAGAGTGCAAACGTGACGCTTTCGACTTCTGTTTCTGAATACGTCATGATTTTCGACACTGAATTTGTAGATCTCGGAAGCTGGTACGACAATACAACCGGCATCGCGACGGCTCCGGTCTCAGGGACTTATGAGATAAAAACGACCATTTATTTCTATTCGACCGGCTCCGCGACTGACTTTGAAGTCCATCTCGATATCAATGGCTCGAGCTACTACCAGTTCGGGCGACTTGATACGATCCATTATGGAGCAATTGATCAACCGGGCGTTGCTCACTTTGACGGGCCTATCTCGCTCAACGCGGGCGATCAAATTAGAATAAGAGTAAGAGACAGCGGCGGAGCAACGTTTAAAGCCGGGAATGTTATTCGAGGCATCGGCTCAATTTTCTCGGCACAACTTAACCGGTGATGCATAGACAGGGGGATCTTTTATGCTACGATTGAGGTGAGCGTCGATGACGGTTTGATCCCCCCGTCGGAGCAGCCTTGATCGTAGCTCTTTGGTGATGGTTGACGATCTCAGCTCGTTACAGCCAGCCGAGATTTAGAAAGCAGGAGAAAGACATGGCGAATCCACGCGGCCCAAACTACTATAACGCTTCTTACGCGACGACTAATGAGACTGACTTGGTGACGTTCCAAGCGACGAATCATTATAAAGCAGGGCTCACCGCTCTCATCTCATCAACGGCAGTCGGTGGCACGTTCAAGCTTTACTACATCGATCCACAAGACAATGCCTGGCTCATCGACTCGGTAACAGTCACAGCCAATCAGCTCAGTGTCTTCGCGGTGGATTATGTAGTGCCTCGAGGCAAGGTGACCTTTACCGCTTCAGCAGCAACGAGCTCGGCGGT